TTTGCTCAAATTACACTTTTGGCATAATACTTGTAAATTATCGTCATTATCGCTTCCACCTAGTCTCCTCGGTATAATGTGATCAACATGTAACTTTCCGTTATCTTGTCCGCATTGTTGACAGCAATAACTATCTCGCTTAAGTATCCTTTGCCTAATCTTTGACCATCGACTAGACGTACCATTATCAACAGCACTTGCCATCAGTGCCACCCCTTGTCTTTGAAGTGTTTGTATGCTACGCACCAGTTGCCTTGATACCTAGCCTTTATGTACCGGATACCCCAATCTATCTGGGTGTAACCATCTAGGTTCTTTAGCTTCTTGTTACGCAGCTGTGGTATTCCATAATGACTACCGTTTTTAGCTCTACTATCGAACTTAGACTCAGCCATATACAGCGCGTATGCGCATTGGTATTGGCTATCTTTAACTACTCGACTATGTAGATATAACTTAAATCTATCTTTAGATGATTGACTATCTATTGCCATTGAATAAGGTGTAGAGACCGCTAGGCATAGGTGTGCCGATAGCACGATAACCCCTGTTCGAGCTATCCGCGTTGCGGCTCTACCAGAGTTCCTCGAGCGTACCGAACATGTCAAATACCGCGCAACTCTGAGCGTGACGTTGGGCGATTCCCACAGGGTGTGGATAACTTTCTGTATCTGTGGATAACTATTCATTACAGTCATGAGCTTTCGTATAGCTGAAATCGCAGTAGTAGCAGCCCATAAACTCATCGCATTTGCGACAGGTATAACGGAACATAATTTCATTACAGCACATAGCAAGGTGAGTGCGATCGCTGATTAGATAATGATCGTTATCAAATGGCATTACTTATCACCACCCCAGCCAGTACCGCGAAAGATAACCGCTGGCGCACTAAAGACCCGAGCCATCGGATATGAGCAACATAATGGAGAACTGTCGCCATGAGTAGCTACTGGGTGATTAAGCTCTAATTCGCCGCCGCATTGGTCGCACCTGTAAAGGTAACTAGGCATTTTCACTTCCGACTAGGCATACGCCCATCACGCCGCAAACCGTACACTCGAGCGTCTTGACGCCCGGTGGCAGTAAGTCAGTCACTATGCGTTCGACCTGTAACGTTTCGCGCTTACAGCGCCGACACTCAAATTTCAATTTGTCCATAATTAGACTCCTTTAGATTCTCCATCGAGTTTAAATTGTGCTGGCTGACCCACCACGAATTATCTTTGTCATGCTTAAAGCGACTTGTCTTAGCTGATCGAATTGGAATCCAGCCCTTAACGTAATAGGTTGGAGATTCGCCTACGACTAGCACAGCTAAGTCCTCGACTCTATCCCTTTCCCTCAGGATTAGATGTCCGTCCAGCCATTTTGTATGCTTGACTTCAATTCGGTTGCCGATGTCGGCTCTGACTTTAAACTTATCTAACTCAAGTTTGAAGTCTTTGATCCCGAAATATGTAGCTGCCGCAATTTCAGCACCCAGCGCCTCAGCTGTACGCCGAATCGACTCATGGATATTGCCTCGAGCTGATTGGTCATGGAAATAGTAATTTTCGACGCCCTTGGACTCGCATAGGAAAGCGGCTGCTGCTGCTTGGATTTCCTGATCTTTTGTTAGCGTGATCTTTGTTATTCCCATATCGCACACGCCCGATTATTCTCTGGACATACCCAGCCCTTGTACGGCTTGCCGACTTTGCTAACGCCCTCTTTGCGAACCATTACGCCATGAGAACAGGATCGACCGGTAAGTATTCCGCCGATCTCAGCGACGGCTTGAGTCATATCCCAAGGGTCATATGAGCCATTAGGTAGCTCTTGCTTAGGTGCTGTGGTAACTGGTCGCTCGACGCGTTTCATTTCCTCAAGTGACGGGCGATTATGATTTTCGCTGAACTTAGACAATCCGCCAGTATGTAAGGCTCGACCTATTGCTGACGTTGATCCGTTCTCTAGCGGAAAGCGATTAGCTGATGATCTAATCTCCTCGGCGAAATCTGTCGCAAAAGGTAATGCGTCTGTGATCTCTTTGTAAATGTCCGTCTGGACGATATATCGAGTTCCGTCCTGAAATACGATATTTACGTCGATTCGACCGTTTGGATATTGTGCCCAGAACTTTTCGATCCGTTCGGCTACGGTTTCGTATCCCTCAAGTGGTAGCGCCATTAGGAATTTCTCACGCGATCTGTTGCCCAGCGAAGCCCAGCTGCTCGACCTCGGTTATATCCGTCTTTCATTCCAGCCTTAAAGCCTATTGACCAGCCTACTAAGCACCAGCCGACACTTGCGATAATTACGACTACCAGCAATTCCAATACTGTAAACATGTTAGCTCCCGATTCCGGGTGCGACTTATTCGCTCCCTAGTTATAGGGTGAACTAAATGTCTGACAATTTCAAGCCTTACGTGTAACTAACGGCGTGTCGAATTGCTAATTATCAGGCTGTAAATCTCGTCGACCCGACTTTCAAGTCTCGAAATTTGATCCTTGACACTTGACCCTGAATTTGGGCGTAGCTCGCTTAGGTAATACTTAACTATGTATCTAATACCCGTCATAAATGCCACTAGGAGCGTGACTATTGCCACGCCCATAGCAGCCCAGTCGTTAGCGTTCACTCGATTTCGCGCCGAACGTAACGTCTTTAGGATTCGCGTAACGCATTAGAACGGGCACGATACCAGCAAATAGACCCCACGCTAGTTTTTTGATATCTGTCTCGCCAGTCATATAAACAGCCAGCATTCCCGCAATCGCTGAGCGTCCGTAACTAGCGCCTATCGCCTTTAGTTCATTCATTACTTTTCTCCTAACCCCAAAGCTTCGATTAGCTTTAGGACTTTTTTTGGGCTTACGTTGATCTCGAAGTGCATCTCGTCCGCTCGATTTTTATAATCGCCGCCCCAGAATAAACCGTACTTCTTAGCGAGCGCCCGAATCATTGGAACTTTCTCAGCTGGAAATGTCCCGCGCTTTTCGAGTGGGTGTTTAGTAGCGTTTAGATCGATCGCTGTTCCGCTTGAGTGATTGCTCAGTTTGTCGGTCGATCCGCGAACCATGCGAAATGCGTAGCCCCAGTCGTCGAGCTGACCGCCATCGAGCGGCTCGATTAGCTCGTTAAACTCCGTACAGAATCCGACGATCAATGGTGCGACAGCTTCCGCGCACCTAATCTTTAACTGAGTCCCTGGTATCGCGTAGGACTTAATTCCGATTTCGGCTTGATCCTTTGAAGCCGTCCAGCCGTTATAGCTCTTTAGAATCATTTGCCGTTAGCATTTCATCATAATCAGATTTTGGCATTGACGTGAACTCACCATTACCGCGATCTATAATTGCGTGAGTTTGTGTTCCGTCTAATGTTTCGACTTCTATAAAAGTTACTTTATCCATTTTACAACTCCGAACTAAAAGCAACGTAAGCATCGGCACTTGCGTTGGCAACAAGGAAATAAGGTCGATATTGCGTTAATCCAGAGGCAACGGTTGCGATAACTGCTGGAGTTAAATCTGAATTAGTAGCAATAGCAAGACTCGTTACCGCGATCGCAGCAGCCACTCCATCACTTACAGCCAGAGTTGAATAATCCAATGGCGTGGCATTTGCCCGCATTTTTACTGATAGTGGGATTGTCATTTGAACGGTTGTCGTTGCTGTTGCTGTACCAATATAAAATTGGCTTGCTGTACCAGTTGCTTTATTTTTCCAGTAATACCGCTGGCATAACGCCAATTCTCCACCGATTGAACCGCTGGCAGTTTGGAACGGCGTTGCTACTGATCCAGCTTCCGCTTGTACGCCCCAAATATCCAGAGTGTTACCATTAGTCAAATTTTGGTAAATTGATATTTGAGTCGATGAACCTGTTCCAATCGTTTTGCCAGAAATACTCGGAACGGCAAATTGTAAAGAAAATCTTTGCCAAGCGGTTGTCGTGTTTATTGTTTGTTCAGTTAATATGACCGCACTTGAGCCACCGCTTCCAAATAATTGTTCTATGCCTACTGTTTGAGTTCTATTTGAATCAGATTTCGCATAAAACGAAACTGTTATAGTAGTATTAGCAAAAGTTTCAACATTTTCAATTCTTTGTTGTATTCTTATTTTTGTACAAGTGCCTACTGTTGTTAAAATTCCTCTTAAAAAATACTGAGAATTGTAACCAGAAACTGGTTGATCTCCTGGAGTAAATGTTTGTCTAGTAATTTCGTAAGAAGTTGGTTCTAATGTTTCAAAACCAGAACGCCATCGATCTGATGTAAATGTTCCATTTGTTGGGTTAGTAAATGTTGTTCCGCGTTGCCAAATGTTAAAGTCACCGTTAATAAGTTTATTCTTACCAGCGTATAAGTTATTTGTAAACGCTGGAGCATAAGCCGAAGCCGCTAAATCGTAAGCTGATTTTGTAGCTGTTGGAGTTGACGCGAGAATGCTAGAAGTTGTCGATGTTGAGTCGCTTAATTGTACCGCACCCTTAACGCTTGTAGTTGCGTCCTGAATAGCAATAGTGACAGCGCCAGAGCTGCCGCCACCTGTAATCGGGCTAGTTACGTTAACGGCTGTTATGTCGCCTATGTCATTAGTGATCCATGTAAAATCCATGTCGGCATTTGTAGCCTTAGAGAGGATTTGACCAGTCGTGCCGCCCTTTAGATCAGCCATCGAAGTATCGACAGCCTGACCAAATACTTCAAAATCAGCTGGTAAATCAGTTACCAAATCCGTCGGCGTTGGCATTTGCCAGCCG